CCAGAGCAGCCAGAGCAGCCAGAGCAGCCAGAGCAGCCAGAGCAAAAGAAAGCAAAAAAATAACCCGCATTGCGGGTTTTTTTATGGGTGATACAAATGCTTGTCACGCTAGAAGAAATTAAGAGCCAGTTGCGACTTGAACCTGATTACGCAGATGAAGATTCATACCTCACACTGATTGGTAAAGCAGCCGAATCGCGAACTTCTACTTACCTGAACAGGAAAATCTATCCATCTGGAGAGGCAGTTCCGGAGAATGACCCTGAAGGAATTGTTATGTCTGATGATATGCGTTTGGCAATACTGTTTCTGATCACTCATTTTTATGAAAACCGCTCAACAGTCAGCGAAGTGGATATGGCTGAAATGCCATTGAGCTTTAAGTGGCTGGTTGGCCCCTATCGGTTTTACCCACAATGAAACTTCGTCAGGCGCAAACCAGCGCGACATACCTGCTTCCTGATCCAGGAGAACTGGATAAACGGGTGCAAATCAGAAAACGGGTTGATGTACCTGCAGCTGATTTCGGTACCAAGCCTGAATACCCGGTTTCATTTCCTGTCTGGGCAAAGGTGGTTCAGACCAGCGCTACGACATATCAGGAAACAGCTCAGACTGACAACGTTATTACACATTACATCACCATCCGCTGGCGAAGCGGAATCACCTCAGATTTCGAGGTGGTGCAGGGCGATCAGGTGTTACGCGTTAAGCGGGCGCGTGACCTGAACAGTAAACGCCGGTTCCTGCTTCTTGAATGCACCGAACTTGGCGTTGAGTCAGTGACAGCCGGAGGGAACAGTAATGGCAACTCCCTTTTTTCACGTTGATTTTGAACAGCCTAATGAAATGCGCTTTAACCGGGCGCGTGTTCGTCGGGCGTTTATTCATATTGGTCAGCGGCACATGCGCGATGCCCGCCGTCTGGTGATGCGCCGGGGACGATCTGAACCGGGTGAAAACCCAGGTTACCAGAGCGGCCGCCTGGCAAAATCCATCGGTTTTATGGTCCCCAGGGCAAGTAAAAACCGCCCCGGTTTTATGACCCGCATTGCACCGAACCAGCGCAACGGACAGGGAAACAGGTTAATCACTGGCGACTTCTACCCGGCATTTCTTTTTTACGGTGTTCGTGGTGGCGCTAAACGTCGCCGGAGCCATCATCGTGGAGCTTCCGGTGGCAGCGGCTGGCGCTTGGCTCCACGTAACAACTTCATGGTAGAGACGCTGAAAAGAAACGGCCCGTGGACGCGCTATTACCTGGCGCGCGAGCTACGCCTCTCACTTAAACCGGAGAAACGTCGCTGATGAAACTCACACCGGTTATTGCTGCACTTCGTGCCCGATGTCCTGTTTTCGAAAATCGTGTTGCGGGTGCGGCGCAGTTTAAGGACCTGCCTGAAGTCGGCAAGATGAAACTCCCGTCAGCTTACGTTGTTCCTGGTGATGATTCGCCTGGTGAGCAGAAAAGTCAGACGGATTACTGGCAGACTCTGAGGGAAGGTTTTTCCGTTATCGTTTTTGTCAGCAACGGACGGGACGAACGTGGACAGTTTGCGTCATTCGATGTGGTGCACGAAATCCGTCAGATGCTTTTTAAAGCATTACTGGGGTGGAATCCGGAAGAGGGCGGAAACCCCATTGTCTATGACGGAGGCACGCTTCTTGATGTTAACCGTCACGAGCTGAGCTATCAGTTCGACTTTGTTGTTGAGACGGAAATCAACGAAGAAGACACCCGTCAGTACGACGAACTCGGCGAACTGGACGAGTTTAAAACCCTCTCCATCGATGTTGACTTTATCGATCCCGGAAACGGACCAGACGGCAATATCGAACACCACACGGAATTCACTCTCCCTACCTGAGGATAAACATGTTTGTGAAACCCATAAATGGGCGGTCAGTTCATGACCCTGCCCGAGGCGATCTTTTGCCTGCTGAAGGGCGAAACGTTGATGAAAGCCAGTACTGGTACCGTCGGGAGCTCGACGGAGATATCAAAACTGTTCAGCCATCGAAAGACGCTGAAACGGATAAAAAGGTGAGCGCTAAATGACAGTCTCCATGAACAACATTCCGTCTGATCTCCGGGTTCCGCTGTTCTATGCCGAAATGGACAATAGCGCAGCGAATACCGCGCAGACCAGCGCGCCATCACTGCTTATCGGTCATGTAAACGCAGGGGCAACTATTGCCACGAATCAGCTGGTTTTCATGCCGTCGAAAGACTACGCCATCCAGCAGTGCGGTGCCGGCAGCCAGCTGGCACGTATGGTTGAAGCCTACCGGCTCACCGACCCGTTTGGTGAACTCTGGGTGGTTGCTGTACCTGATACAGGAACAGCCGCCACCTTTACCCTGACGGTGACAGGAGCGGCCACGGGTTCTGGCGTGGTCAGTCTGTACATCGGCCGCCGTCGCATTCAGGCTAATGTCACTACCGGCGATGATGTCTCGGCTATTGCATCAGCAATCGCTGCTGCCATCACTGCTGACGGACAGACAGCGTTTACCGCCTCTGCCAATAACGGTGTCGTAACGCTTACCGCCCGTCATAAAGGCACCTGGGCAAACGACATTCCGATCACGCTTAACTACTACGGTTTTAGCGGAGGGGAAGTGCTACCTGCGGGGGTACTTATTGCCGTGGGCTCGGGAGTGGCAGGTGCTGGCGCCCCTGTACTGACCGGGGCAATTGCCGCAATGGGTGACGAGCCGTTCGACTATATCGGGCATCCGTTCAACGATACCGCATCAATGAACGCCTTTACACTCGAGATGAACGATACCAGCGGTCGCTGGAGCTGGTTGCGCCAGATTTACGGCCACGTGTATACCGCAAAAATCGCCGCTGTAAGTGACCTGATCACCGTCGGCGATATGTTCAACGATCCGCATGTGACGCTTGCAGGTTATGAAAAAACAGTTCAGTCCTGTCCAGATGAACTGGCGGCAAGCCGAACTGCCCGCGCTGCGGTATTCCTGCGTATCGATCCTGCCCGCCCGACGCAAACGGGAGAGCTGACAGGGATGTTACCGCCCCCAACGGGCAAGCGTTTCATCCGTACTGAGCAGCAATCTTTACTGACTCACGGTATCGCTACTGCATATGCAGAAGGCGGTGTGCTTCGTATTCAGCGCGATATCACCACCTACAAAAAGAACGCTTACGGCGTGGCGGATAACGGCTATCTGGACAGCGAAACGCTGCATACCAGCGCGTATGTGCTCCGTCGCCTGAAGTCCGTTATTACCAGCAAGTATGGCCGTCATAAACTGGCGAATGATGGTACACGATTCGGCCCCGGCCAGGCGATTGTCACCCCTGCGGTCATTAAGGGTGAGTTGCTGGCAACGTATCGCCAGATGGAGCGTGAAGGGATCGTAGAAAACTATGACCTGTTTAAAGCGCACCTGATTGTTGAGCGCGATGCGAATGACCCGACCCGCATCAACGTACTTTATCCACCTGATTACGTTAACCAGTTGCGTGTCTTCGCGCTGCTTAATCAGTTCCGTCTTCAGTATCAAGAGGAGTCCGCGTAATGGCACGCATTGCAGGTACCTGTTATTTCAAAATTGACGGTCAGCAGTTATCGCTGACCGGCGGCATTGAGGTGCCAATGAACAAGACGGTCAATGACGACATCATTGGCATGGCCGGGGACGTAGACAGAAAGGAAACTCATCGCGCCCCTTACGTTAAGGGCACCTTTAAAGTGCCGAAAGACTTCCCGGTCAACAAGGTGACGACATCAGACCAGATGACGATTACCGCCGAACTGGCGAACGGTCAGGTTTATGTTCTGTCATCCGCCTGGCTGCATGGTGAAGCCAACCATAACGCTGAAGAAGGTACAGCGGATCTTGAATTCCACGGTGAAGAGGGAGATTACCAGTAATGAAAGAACTTGAGCTGAGCAACCCAGTCAATGCACATGGTGAAACAATCAGCGTCCTGGAGTTCAACGAGCCTACGGGGAAAGACGTTCGTGAACTGGGTTATCCCTATCAGATGAACCAGGACGAGTCGATCAAACTTCAGGCGCACATTATTGCTAAATACATCGTCAGGCTGGCAAATGTCCCCCTGAGCACCGTTGATCAAATGTCTCCAGGTGACCTGAACTCGGCAGGCTGGCTTGTTGCTGGTTTTTTCCTCCAGGGCTGACGGCGGAGTATCTCACCGACCGCTTTTTTGACTGCGCCAGCTACTGGCGCATTAACCCTTTTGAACTGCTGAATATGCCAGTCAGTGAGCTTCCGTTACTGGTCAGCCAGGCAAACAGAATAGAACAGGAGAAGCGTCGCAATGGCTGAGTTTGAATTGAAAGCGCTGATCACCGGCGTGGATAAGCTTTCTCCTGCGCTTTCACGAATGCAGAAAAACATTCGTGGTTTTAAACGTCAGGCCGAAGAGGCATCGAAGGGCGGAATTGCTCTTGCTGGTGGCCTTGCAGCAGGACTGACTGTTTCACTCAAGGCTTTCGCCGATCAGGAAAATGCGGCAACGGGTCTGAAAGTGGCGATGATGCAGGCCAATGGTGAGGTCGGCAACAGTTTCGAAAAAATCAATAAACTTGCCGTGGGGCTCGGTAATAAGCTGCCGGGTACCACGGCTGATTTTCAGAACATGATGCAGATGCTGGTTCGCCAGGGTATTCCGGCAGAAAACATTCTGGGCGGGGTGGGAAAAGCGACAGCGTACCTTGCCGTTCAGCTGAAAAAGACACCTGAAGCTGCGGCTGAATTTGCCGCGAAAATGCAGGACGCAACCGGCACCGCTTCAGATGACATGATGGGGTTATTCGACACCATCCAGAAGGCATTTTATCTGGGGGTGGATGATACCAACATGCTGTCTTTCTTCACCAAGACCAGTTCTGTTCTGAAGATGGTAAACAAAGATGGGCTAAAAGCGGCTCAGGGTCTTGCGCCTATAAGCGTGATGATGGATCAGATGGGCATGCAGGGTGAGTCAGCAGGTAACGCCCTTCGTAAAGTCATTCAGTCAGGTCTGGATGTTAAGAAAGTCAACAGCGTGAATAAAGTGCTTGAGCGTCAAAAACTCGGAGTGAATCTTGATTTCACCGACGGTAAAGGCAGTTTCGGCGGTATTGATAAAATGTTCACGCAACTGTCGAAGCTCAGGAAGTTGACTGATGTGAAACGAACCGGGGTGTTAAAAGCGTTGTTTGGTGACGATGCGGAGACGCTCCAGGTTGTTAATGCCCTTATCGACAAAGGGAAAGACGGCTATGACCAGGTTCAGCAGAAAATGAACCAACAGGCCAGCCTGAATAAACGTGTTGAAGCGCAGCTTGGAACTCTTGCTAACCTCTGGGAGGCGATGACCGGTACCGCAACTAATGGTCTGGCCGCCATCGGAAGTGCTTTCTCAGGTGATACAAAAAATCTGACGATCTGGCTTGGCGATTTGGGTGAAAAGTTCACTACCTTCGCCGACCAGAACCCGAGGGTGATTCGCAGCGTAGCAGGTCTTGTTGCCGGTCTTGCCACCCTTAAGCTGGGAATTATGGGTGTCGGGCAGGCTGTAACGATTGCCAGCAGGCTGGCATCGATGACCCCGCTTGGCATGATCCTGACAGGAATTGCGCTGGCCGCAGGGCTAATTATCTCTAACTGGGACGCTGTTGGTCCTTATTTTAAAAAAATGTGGGAGACGATCGGTCCTTACTTCGAAATGGGATGGGAGCTGATTAAAACTGCATTCTCATGGACGCCCTTAGGGATGGTAATTAACAACTGGGGGCCGGTGGTGAAATGGTTCCAGGATATGTGGGAGAAGTTGAAGCCCATTATTGAATGGTTTTCTGATGGGGCAAGCGATACGGTCGCTGCCGCTAACGCTGCGCAGTGGGGGGCGGGTGGTTATGGGGCTTATGGCTCCGGCGTGGCTAGCCCTGGTTTTAACCCGTATCAGATTAAGCAAGGCGAGGCGTCTCAACCTCAGGGCACAGTGACAGTGCAATTTGAGAATGCACCACCAGGCATGAAGGTAACTGATACGCGCGCTTCCGGTATCGATGTAAACCATGATGTGGGTTATACGCGGATCGGAAGAACAGGAATGAGTGGTTAATAACCTGCTACGGCAGGTTTTTTTATGTCCGGAGTAGATATGACGTGGAAAAACAGGCTGCAGGAAGCGTCCTTTAGGGGCGTTCCATTCAAGTTTGAAGGCGAAGGGGCTCCGGTAGGGCGTCGTGTTGAAACCCACGAATACCCCAATCGTGACAAGCCCTACACGGAAGACCTGGGCAAAGTCACTTTCCGCGCGAACATTACCGCTTATGTTGTTGGCGATGATTGCTGGGAACAGCGTGACAGGCTTATTGAAGCGCTGAACAAACCGGGGCCAGGGACTCTGATACACCCCACTTATGGGGAAATGAGCGTCTGCGTGGATGGTGAGATTAAAGTCAGCTCGACATCCGGCGAAGGGAGAATGGTTCGTTTTGATCTCCAGTTCGTTGAAGCCGGTGAGCTCTCTTACCCGACATCCGGCGCTGCAACGGCTAATACGCTGGTATCTTCCTGTTCGGCGCTGGACGACTGTATCAGCGATAACTTCGGAAAATTTGGTATGGAAGGCATGCCTGATTTTGTGCAGAACGGCGTGGTTGAAGTTGCGACGGGCATGCTTGGGTACGTTTCTGAAAAAATGGCGCTGGTAGATGCCGGAATATCTTCTGCAGCACGATTATTGCAGGGTGATATTTCCGTGTTACTCCCGCCTCCATCATCAGGTAAGGGTTTCATTGAACAGTTGCAGTCAATGTGGCGTTCAGGAAACCGGCTGGCAGGAAATGCCAGCGATTTATACACCATGATCAAAAACTTCTCCGGTATTTCGCTGGGCAGCGATCTTTCTCCTCGTGGTGTCTGGAAGACGGACAGTAAAACGACGCAGAACCGAAAGGAACAGGGTAACTATGTTGCCAGTGCTATTCGCACAACAGCCATAAGTGAAGCGGTTTACACGGTCACGTCGCTTCCGGCATCAATACACCAGAGTAATGAGCAGAGCGGGCAGAGCGCTGGCTGGCCTTCGGTGACACACCCCGCGCTGAACAATGCTCCGGATGAAACGACATCTGTGGATGTTTCGACCTGGGACGAGCTCGTTGATATTCGCGACACCCTGAATACTGCCATTGATAAAGAAATGGCCAGAGCCACAGATGACCGTCTTTTTCTGGCGCTGCGTCGTGTTAAGTCTGACCTCAACAGTGACATCAAAAAACGTCTGTCGCAGACAGAAAAAACGGTTGAACGCACTCCGCCTGAGGTTTTGCCAGCGCTGGTACTGGCGGCAACCTGGTTTGATAACGCCGCACGGGAGTCTGACATTGTCAGGCGCAACGCTGTTACACATCCCGGCTTTGTGCCGGTTTCACCCCTGAGGGTTCCGGTGCGATGAACGATGACGTAACGCTGAGAGTGAACGGACGCGAATGGGGGGGATGGACTTCTGTAAGAATTGGGGCTGGCATCGAACGGCTGGCGCGTGATTATAGCGTAGAGATTACCCGCGAGTGGCCTGGGGCCGATGGTGTGACCTCGCTGCAATTACGGGTGAAAAATGGTGATCGTGTAGAGGTTTTGATCGGTGACGATCTCGTAATAACTGGCTGGGTGGAGGCAACACCCGTTCGCTACGATGCACGCTCAATCAGTACCGGAATCAGTGGCCGCAGCATTACAGCAGACCTCATAGACTGTGCTGCCGATCCTACCCAATTTAACGGACTTTCCCTGATACAGGTTGCCGCCTCGCTCGCAAAGCCATTTAACATTGATGTGGTGAACGCTGGAGCCCCTTCTTCAGTCATCCCCGGTGTACAGCCCGATCACGGTGAAACGGTTATTGAAGTGCTTAATAAAATGCTCGGACAGCAGCAGGCGCTGGCCTATGACGATCCAAAAGGGCGTCTTGTTATTGGTGGCATAGGTTCCACACGAGCCCATACCGCGCTGGTACTGGGGAAAAACATTCTTTCCTGTGATACCGAAAAGAGCATTCGGGAGCGCTTTTCCACGTATCAGGTCTCCGGCCAGCGAGCAGGTAACGATAATGACTTTGGTGCTGCGACCACTACTGCGCTTCGGGCTAAAACCACCGATGCAGGTATAGGGCGCTATCGTCCGATGGCCGTTCAGCAGACGGGGCATGCCACCGGCGCGAGCTGTATCGCCCGCGCAGAGTTTGAAGCCCGGCAGCGCGCAGCACGTACCGATGAAACAACCTACGTGGTCTGGGGCTGGAGGCAGGGAGACGGGAGCCTGTGGCAGCCAAATCAGCGCGTCATTGTTTTCGACCCTGTTTGCGGCTTCAACAACAGCGAACTCCTCGTCTCTGAAGTGACATTCACTAAAGATAACAACGGCACATTGACTGAGCTGCGTGTCGGTCCTCCTGATGCCTATCTTCCCGAACCGGAGGACAAGCAAACGAAGGGTATAAAAAAACGCAAAGTGAAAGAGGAGCCGTTCTGATGGGAGCTATACAAAGCCTTCAGCGTCAGGTTCTGAGCCTGATCGGGCGTGCGGTGGTGAAGAGTATCAATGCCGACAGCAAATGCCAGACGGTCGATGTCGAATTACTGGCAGGCCAGGGAAAGGCAGGCATTGAACATCTTGAGCCCTATGGTTTTACATCCCGAGCTAAATCCGGCGCAGAGGCCGTTGTGCTCTTTCCGGATGGCGATCGATCCCATGCTGTAGTGGTGAGTATCTCCGATCGCCGGTACCGAATTAAAGGACTGAAAACCGGAGAGGTCGCTTTCTACGATGACCAGGGCCAGACAGTCACCCTCACACGAAATGGCATAGTGATCGATGGTGGTGGAAAAGTCATCACCTTCAAAAATGCCCCTAAAGCCCGTTTTGAAATGGATATCGAATCGACAGGACAGATTAAGGACTTATGTGATTCTTCTGGTCTGACAATGGCCGCAATGCGCGTGACCTATAACGGGCACAAACATAAGGAGAACGGTAATACCACTGACACACCTGATACGGAAATGGAGGCGTAATGGAGCTCTGGTTAACAGTAAACGGAAAAACCGTCAGTGCCAGCTCTCAGCTCGATCCGCTCACCCGCGCAGTGGTGATTTCTTTATTCACTCACCGGCGCGCCGATCCTGATGACAATGTTGATGTACCTATGGGGTGGTGGGGGGATACCTGGCCTGTTGTTGCGAACGATCGATATGGTTCAAAACTCTGGTTACTGCAGCGCAGCAAACTGACGAATGCACTCGTTAATACTGTTCGTAACTATCTGCGTGATGCACTCCAGTGGATGCAGGAGGATGGCGTGGTGACGCGTATCGATATTGATATCCAGCGAACGGGTATTAACGAACTGGGAAACAAGATTGTTCTGTGGCGCCGGGATGGGCCTGTAACTATTTCCTTTAACGACCTGTGGAGCGTAATCACCAATGGCGGACAGTGAATTCCGGCGGCCAACGCTGGCCGAAAATATTAGCATGATCCGCACAGACCTTTTTGCCCGTCTCGACATCAATGATGAGCTTCGTCGTATGGATGAAGATGTCAGGGCTAAGGTTTATGCGGGGGCTCTGCATACGGTCTACGGCTATATCGATTACCTGGCAATGAATATGCTGCCTGACTTTTGCGACGAATCATGGCTTTACCGTCACGCAGCAATGAAACGCTGCCCCCGAAAAGATGCCGTGGCCGCGTCTGGTTTTATGCGCTGGGACGGCGTATCGAACGGGCTGAAGGTGAGCGCCGGGGCGGTAATTCAGCGTGATGACCTCGTGCAGTATACGGCGCAGGCAGATGCTACAAGTGCGGGCGGCGTTCTTCGTGTCCCCGTTCTTTGCAGTGTGACAGGCATGACAGGAAATATGGATGACGGGGAGACGCTTTCACTGGTTTCGCCTGTTAATGGACTCCCTTCCGGCGGCCTGGCAGATACGATAACCGGCGGCTTTGATATTGAAGATCTTGAGGTATGGCGCGCCCGTGTTCTTGAGCGTTACTACTGGACCCCGCAGGGGGGCGCTGACGGCGATTACATTGTCTGGGCAAAAGAAGTTCCAGGGGTAACCCGCGCATGGACCTACCGGCACTGGATGGGAACGGGAACGGTTGGCGTTTTGATAGCCAGCAGTGACCTCATTAACCCCATCCTGGATGATGCAACGGTTGCAACAGCTCAGGCTCATATAGAACCTCTGGCACCGGTTGCGGGTTCAGACCTTTATGTGTTCAAGGGAACACCAAAAACGGTTAACTACACAATCGACCTGAATCCTGACACGCCTGAAATACGCGCGGCCGTGGAGGCTGAACTCCGATCATTTCTGTTGCGGGACGGCTATCCGGAAGGAACCCTGGAACTTTCTAGGACGAATGAGGCCATTTCTATTGCTGCGGGTGAGTACAGCCATAAACTTCTTTCGCCAACAGCAGATACGCCGATCGCGAAAAATGAACTTGCCGTTCTGGGGGTAATAACGTGGGTGTGAGCAATGATAATTATGTCCAGCTTCTGGGGGCGCTGCTGCCTCCTGGCCCTGCATGGTCAGTTGACGATGTGGCGATAAGCGGCGCTGCTCCGTGTTTACTCAGGGCGCATCAGCGTGGGGACGAGCTCATGCTGGAGATCGACCCACGAACGACAACAGAGCTTATTGACCGATGGGAGCGGTGCTGTGGTCTGCCTGACGAATGTATTCCGTCCGGAACACAGACTTTGCGGCAGCGGCAGCAGCGCCTTGACGCTAAGGTCAACCTTGCTGGTGGTATTAATGAAGATTTCTATCTTCGCCAGCTGACAGCACTGGGTAAGCCAGGAGCCACGATCACGCGCTATAACAATGGTCCATTTAAATGCACATCATCGTGTGTCGATGCGACCTACTCAACTGAATGGCGGTATTACTGGCAGGTTAATATGCCTGCTTCGACAGATGCCACCTGGATGACCTGCACAGACAACTGTGAAACACCGGTTCGCTACTGGGGAGATACGGTTGCTGAATGCGTTATCAATAAACTCTGCCCGTCACATACCTACGTAATATTCAAATATCCGTAACCGGAGATACTATGCATCGTATTGATACACCTACTGCGCAGAAAGATAAATTCGGCGCGGGAAAGAATGGCTTTACCCGGGGCAATCCACAGACAGGAACCCCGGCCACAGATCTTGATGACGATTACTTTGACATGCTGCAGGAAGAGCTGGCGGGGGTTGTAGAAGCAACCGGAGTTAGCCTGGACAAATCGAAACACAACCAGTTGCTGACGGCGCTGAAATCACTGCTTTTGAGCCGTGGGCATCCCTTCGCTGACATTAAATCGGACGGTGCCGCAGCTGTAGATGAAGCTCTTTCAAATCTTGGTCTGAAATCTGCCGCCAAGCGTGATGTTGGAACGGGAACTAATCAAATACCAGACATGAACTCATTTACTTCAGGTACTAATTGGATGAAATTTCCATCTGGTAAAATTATTCAGTG